TAGAGAGCGCGTTTATATCGCCAAGCCCAAGATTCTGTGTTGTTGTAGCCAATTGCCCGCCAGCCAATGCAGCATTGATTAGGTTCTGCATTTGCATACTTGCAGCATTAGCACGAGCCTGACCAATATTAGTTTGATTGGCTTGAAGTTGATTAGTCAAATTCCCAAAGGTTTGACCCGCGTTAAGCTGATTGACCGCTTCTTGGCCTGTAAGCGCTCCCGCGGTCGCACCTAACTGTGCGTTAAGCGCATTCTGAGCCTGTGCAGCCTGTTGTGCTTGGGCGTAACCCGTCTGTAGGGCTCCTGCCTGCTGCGCTGTAATCGCCTGAGCAGCGTTATTAAGAGTCTGCCCTAGTGCTTGGGCGCCGCGCTGTGAACCAAACTGTCCGGCGCCGACCACACCTGCGGTCGTCTGCGGGGCCACGTTTTGCAGAATATTCTGTTCACCTAGCTGACCAATAGCATTGACCACGCTCCCGATGTAGGGAGACATGTACTGGCCCATTTGGTTATAGGTTGGGTTAGCCGCGTTATTAAGATAAGGCTGGGCGGCACCTAGAATTTGAGTACCGGCACCTTTTTGCAAGTAGGGAGATGCCGCACCGACGGAGTCTTGTGCCATCGCGGCTTCAAATGAGCCTTCGCCGGCAGTGGCCGCATTGTAGTTTCCTACTTGGCCTAGATAATTAACGCCCATATCTAAGACAGGCTGATAATTACCTACATTGCCTTGCGCAAGAGAATATGCTTGCTGCTGGAGTGGTTGAGCGCCAACAAATTTTGCCTGCTGCGCGCCTTGCGTCCCAGCATTAGCCAGACCACTTAGATAATTGGTATACCAATCAGGCGCAGTCGTCGTCTGCGTCTGAGTAGTACTGACATTAGGTAGTGGATCACCTTGGAGCAGTGCCATAATTATTTCCTTTTGCTTTCGGCCATATACTCTAATGGCGACTTAGACTTAGGTGGTATTTTATCAACTGGGGCAGAACGCTTATGTTCTCTAATATTTTCACGCATACGGTCTAAAACTTTAGCCCCTGCATCGCTCGAACCGTTACCTAGCTGCGCAACGGTCTCAGCGTCAAACACATATTCGCCGTCGGCAAGCATGGCTGGAATCTCATCTGATTGGCCATCGCCTCGGCCTTTCACGTAGTGTCCAGTCGCGCCCGTTATGAATTCCGGTATATGTCCACCATCTTTGGCGTAGACAGTCTCTGGGGCCTTCTCCTGAGGATTTAAACTTGCAGGTTTAAACCCATAGGTATCATATAACGATGTGCGAGCGTTCGATGCAGCTTGCGCAGGATACCCTGGGCTTGGTTTAGCACCGAGTTGGCTATTCATAAGCTGCGTTGGTAACCCACCAGAACTGTCGGAGCCGTACGTGTAGTAATTGGCTTTTAGCTTATTTTGCAATACACTATTTAGACGAGGATCTAACTGTGAAAGCCGTTCTTGGATCTGTGCCAAACTGGTCACATCACCGCCTGATGCTGCATAGAGAGGTTCTGAAATTGGAATGGATCGCATATCTTGATCATCTTGGACGGCGCGAATCTGTTCAAATTTGTTGTAATCTTTAAAAGGGTCGAGCATTGTAACAGAACTGCCAGGGAGAGATGTAGAAGCCAAACTCCCTGGTAATGCTCCACCACCACCAGTCCCGTAGCTGCCGTAATTACCGCCTGCTGCAGGAGTGCCGCCTCCGCCACCAGTGAGAGCGCCTAGTACCGGTAGTCCTAGTCTTGCAGCTTGAAGTGCTTGTGAACCTGTTAATCCGCCAAGTCCTCCGGCCGCAGTAGCAGGCACCTGTAATTCTGAAGGCAACAAACCGTAGTTCATTAAATTAGAAGCTTGTGTATCGGTCATGCCTTGTAATAATGACGTGGCCGCTTCAGGAGTAAGCGCAGCAGGAGTTGCCAAGCCGCCAATTTCGCCCATTGTGGCAGGCAACGCGGCTTCAAAAGCTGAAACACTTGCAGGTGTAATTCCTGCAGTCAACGAACCTGCTCCGCCAGCACCAATTCCACCAGCAGCCAAAGGAGCAAGCTCAGTGCCTGCAATTAAACCGCCCCCGGTTATAGGATACGCTGTTGCAACTGGGCCAAGCCCAGCAGCCCCAGCGCCTAATCCGCCTGCACCTGCGCCTGCGGCACCTGCGCCCGCGGCACCCAGACCGCCGACACCGACAGCGGCATTAAGAGCCATACCACCTGAAGCAATTACTGCAGCAGCAGCTAAAAACTTATGGAACTCAGGATCTTTTGCTACATCTAAAAAGTCACCGCCGATCGTACCAAATACACCGCCGCGACTTTTAATCTCACGCATATAAGACTGATCACCGAGTGTCCCACCAATTGCTGGGATACCGGTATTGCGTCTCGTGACGCCTTCGCCGTCGGAGAACAGTAAGACCCCTTCTTCGTCGACCTGTTGTATTGGCGTGTCTGCGGTGATCTTTTCACCGGGTTTGACAATCGGGTTAAACGAGCTGACATCCTTGATGCCCTCACGAGTCAAGATTCCGCGCAGACCTGAGTCATCCGAAAATTGAGTTGGCGTGCCCTCAAAGTTTAAAACTTCGTGGCGTGGGATGTTGCTAACATCCAAATAACTAGTTGGAGCACCATACGCGGTCTCCAAATCAGAATAACTTTCGCCTGAATCACCACTCATGTCGTCGCCTCTATATCCATAATGCCCACAAGACGCTGGGCCCAGTCTTGCCAGCTATCAAATCCTCTGCTGTCAGGCACACCGGAATTAACAAAATATCCAATCCCAGTCAGCCCATCGACCCATTCTCTCCAACGCTCTTCAGGAACAGTCCCGAGCTCTTGGGCTGCAAATAATTCCGCCATCAGTGAGCAGTACTGCGTCCATTCCATGCCGCGAGGATCATAAGTGGTCATTATGGGTTGCCTGTAGAACGCTCATCGCCTATATCTGCGGACAGCAGGTTTAGACCACACTCATAAGTACCGTTCACTATGTTAGAACCAAAGCGCAGACGCATTTCACGCCGCTGTTCGCGCATATCAATTTTAAGTGTAGTAGGATCAAAGTAGTAGGGGTCAGAAGGCTGATCGACATCATCCGCATAGCCTTTACCCGTCACGATTAAGTACATCTCTTCTTGCTGCACAAAGTCAGGCTCTACGCGCTCTAGGCGAATCCACTTATTAGGGCCTGTTATTGCAGCCTGCCCCGGGCCGCCGTTGACCCAGCCAATGCTGTTGGTCTCGAAATAACTATCAATAGCTGACTGCTGTGTCAGATTGACCACATTAGTGCCCGTCTCATGCTGCCATAAAGTATATGTGCCTGAAGAGTCTACTTCAGTCCCAGCCCAAATTGGTCGCCGAAATACTTCTGAGAACGTCCCCGCAGAGCGCCTTGCACCAAGTGCTTGTCCTGCGTCGTACCAAAGTTTGTCACGCACGTTATAAATAATTGCGTCGGTGCACTCTTCCGCATCGCCCTTAGGATAAAACCACCAGATCTCGCCCCAGCGAGGAACTTTAGAGACCCAAACTTTTTGACGTTGCGCGTAGTTAATATTATCAAAGAAGTAGTTAATGTTCATATTATTCTGTACTTCGGAGACCACCCCGTTGTACATCAAGAACCTGTCTACGCCGCACCAATAAAAAATACCGTCATACTCAATCACACCCGATGATGATAAGATCGAGCTCTGACTACTAATTAGATCGTAACGCCAATAAATGGTCGTCACCCCAATAGTCTGCGGGGCAAAGGTTACACGGATTACAGAATCTAAAGACCAGAATAAGCCGGCCGGTGCAGTCGTGCCACCTCGCAGAGGGAGACCTTTTACTATTTTGGTCGCTGACACGTTATTAGAGTTGGAATCGGCTGCGACCCAATTCTGGAAATCACCTGCTGAACTGTTTTGAATCAGTCCATTATTGCCATAGATAAATAGATAAGGATGCAGCATAACCACACCGCCAGATACATTGATCTGATTATCAAAAGTCAAAATCTGTGTGCCGCTCAGTGTTGCTGTCCCAAAGATGACGACCGTAGTGATTCCTAAGGCCGCTGTAGAACTCACTACATATGAACCACTTAGCAGGCCTGCACCACTCACCAATTGCCCGGGATAGATCAAAGCGTTAATGCCTGTGATTACAAATGTACTATTAGGAGTTCCCGGTGTCATTGCGCCTGACGCAGTAAATTTACCGACTTCAGCCATTGCGCCGCCCGGGAAATCACCATACATAACCGGAGTATTAACAGTGCTATCTATAAAACGAAGGTTTTGCCCAGCGTGAGCAATAAGTTTGCTATTCCCAGAACCAGTAGAATCAAAGCCAATATCAAATTGCCAAAGATTATAGGTGTTAGAAGTAAAACCTGTCGTCAGTGTAGCGACTGTGATGGAAAAGCCTGAACCTGTACCACCAAGAGAAGCGGCAGTCGCGCTAAGTACATCTCCTGCTATATAGCCCAGTCCTGCAGTCACCAAAGTGCATGAAGTCACTACGGTCCCGGTGACTTGGATAGTTGCCAAAGCGCCCGTGCCTGATCCGCCCGTTAAAGACACGTTGGCGTAAGTGCCGTTGGTATATGCAGTCCCTGGGACTAAACTCGCAAGAGTTAAGATAAGACCAGAAAACGCAATGACAGTCGGGCCTGAGCCGACGCCATCATCATCATCGGTTTGCCACAACTCTAACCCTGCGGAATAACCAGAATAAATATAATTTAGTCCGTTATCAGAGCTCATAATCATGCCGCGACTTAGCCCAGACGCGTTCTGAAATATGCCTCTATAGCCGCCCATTTTACGAGGGCGACCACGCTGAAATCTCACCCACTGCCCGTCTACAAAACAGGGCGCATCAAAATCGGTCCCATCACGCTGGATCCCGGGTTTGATATTAAGCGAGATGACATTGGCGGTCATTTAGAATGTGCCTCCGCTAATACCGCCAATTGCAGTTAAGCCACCTTGCACTGTTAGCATCGCGGTTGTAAATGTGGCGTTATTGGTCCCGTTTAGCGAAATTGCGAACTGGTTAGTTGCTGGTGAATAAATACCGGTATTAGTGTTGCCGGTAAAGTTAATCGACGGTGTTGCAGCGGAGCCTGCGCCTATAGTGAGAGCGGTAATTGAACCCCCTGCGGCCGAACTTGAGTTATAGACGTTTGTACCATCACAGACTACTGTCAGGGTCTGCAACTGTGGGACTGTGACCGTCGCTGCGCTCACGGCTGAGGTCTTAAACGTGAGCGAGAATGAGCCTGTCGTCTGGTTGTTCAAGTAATAAATTTGAACGGTCGATGGCAGCACAATGATTTGGTTTGACGTGAGCACACCAAAATACTCTTGCACCACGTTGGCGTACTCAACGGCTGTGAGGGTATCAGTGCCACCCGTGACTGTCTTGGCCAGTTGGGTATAAGCAAAAACATTACTTCTACCGTAGGCAAAAGTGTTCCAACCATCGATGCCATTAGAGACGATGACTAAAGACTCTGTGAGCTGGAGCTGTTGGGTCGCATTGGTGTCGATAGTGTCCGTGCCCACAGGTGTCAAAGTAACGATCCCAGATCCGCCATTGCGCACCATGACAAACCAACCATTGCCTACCGTCGAAGCAGAAGGCAGCGTGATCGTACCAACACCAGATGCCCAGACTAAAAACTGCGCGCGATAAGTGTCATTTAAAACCGTGCTAGAGAATAGTGAGCTCTCAGCGTATTCTTGGTTCAGAGTTGTGTTAATTGCGGTTAGACCATATCCTGCAAGCGCCGCAGCGTTGGCAGAGGACGTGCCCGCGCCAAAAGTAACAGTAGACCAAGTACCATTGTTTGTTGTGTTATTGGTTAAGAAAATATATTCAGCAATGCCCGAGGCAATTGCAATAATCGTGTTGCCAGAAATATCTGTGACTGTAAAAGAATTTGCCCCAATATTCTGAATCAATACGCTTTGGCCAGTACTGACTTGAAGCGCAGAAGGCAATAAAAGATTAAGCCCAGAGGTCGTAGCCGTGACTTGAATGATATTAGCGACCACGCTAGTGTCATTGCCGTTAATAGGCCACTGAAGATACGTGCTCGCCGAGAGCGTCAACGCTTCATAGCCAACCTGTGAAGGAGAAAGCGTCTGGCCGGTGAAAGGATTTACATAGCTCATAGTATTCCTTAAGAATCAATTGCGATGGCTTGGCGGTCGCCGATACGGGACACGTCTTCTAACTTCAGCGCTGCGATTGCTTCCTGATATTTTTGTTGAAAAATCTGCCGTGCATCGTTCTTTAAAAACGGCATCGCTTGGAGCAGTGTCCCAAAAAGCATTGCATTTGGAGCATTTTGAGTGATCCAATTTGTTTGATTTGCAGAGGACAGTGGCGCAATGCGTTCATAGTAAAGTACCTCAAATGAGTACGCCTGATCAGGAGTAGGGGCCACCAACCAATGATCGTAGTCATAATCTGCGTAATAAAGAGGCAGTCCTGTCGTCGTCGCATTAGGTGTATATAATTTTAAGTATTCGTATTTGCGCAGTAAGACAGGGCTTTTGCTACTATTTAATGATACTTCCATCGAGACCGTTTTGCGCCAACGCGCAGGTTTTTGAATAACAGGATTGCCAATAGTCATGTTTGAAGTGACAACCTGCATTTGGCCAAGCGTTTTGATCTGCTGTGCTATTTCAAATTCAGCAAGCGTGATAAATGTTGGGATAGCCTCGACGACGGCAGCATCTGAGCGCTCCAAGTACTGAAGCACCATAGTGTTTAGGCTATCATAGGTCATTACCCAAGAGACGGTCATATCGCTACCTTTTGTAGTGTTTGGTGCGATTTATCCCAAAGCGCCTGAGTTGACATTTTAACCTCTATCCTACTAATTTAAAACAATATTTAACCGAGCATACTTGAGGCTTTCAGTTTAACTGCTGCAACACGATTAAGCCAGCCTTCACCGTATACAGTGAACTTTTCAAGACTACGGTAAAACGCTTCTTTCTCTTGGCTGAACTTCTCAATCAACACAACAGGGTCAGCCGACCAAACAGCCGCTAAAGTAACGGGTCCTAGCTCACCATCAGGCGTTGTACCTACAGCCGCTTGCAAGAGCTTGATAGCACGACCCGGACCGGCATTCACGCCCATATCAAAAACTAAGTAGTCAATCCCGTTTGGTAACTTATCGCCCTGCACAACGTCCC